TCCAGTTCTGCCTTGAGATTTCATCAATCTCTCTGCTGTAAACTGAAGCTCAGAAGGAATAATCATTTTTACTCCTCTTGCTGCAACTTTAAGACCTCTCTCATCTGTCATTGCTGCGATGTCTATTAAAGACTGCTCCAATGAAGTTTCGTTAAGATCTGCCGCTGTAGATAATGTGTTCTTGAAAGAACCATTTATCGTAGGGTGAGCTGTGTTAAACAAGCTTACGCCGTCACCTGACTGGAATGAACCAGAAGGTAAACCATTAATTAATGGTTCTACTGCTTTCACTTGTTTCGCATTGCTCATAGATCTTGCTAAAGCTTTTGTGTATCTAGAAGCTAGTCTATCGTAGAGGTTATCTTCGATAGCTTCTTCCGTGATAGCAAATGCTAAAGCTACGGTCTCATGTGAGTATCTAGCTGTAAAAGTCTCTTGTGCATCATCGAATGATACGCCTTGACCTTCAGCTTTCACTGCTGCGTTTCCGAAACCAGATAACATTACTTCTTCTTCAAAAGCTCTGTCACTGTTTTCAGCGGTATAAATTTCAGCATGCTGATTTTCATACCTTTTGTACTCCAGGCCAAATAGTGCATTTAAACCTGGCTCTAGTTCTTTAACTAGTTGTGATCGTGATATTGCCATTGTTTTATTCTCCTATTGACCTATTAGCTATCTCTACCATTGATGAAAAGGTTAGCCGCACCATTCATAACAGCGATAACGTTGCATCCTGCTGCAGTAGCATCCTCGTTTTTAGGATCTTCTGCAACTCTTACTACTCTGAACATTTTAGTTTCAGCTAGTGAGCCCACGTCTAGTGTTACTGTGGATTGACCATCTTTAGCATCCGTAGCGGAGAAGTCATTTATGTTTCCAACTTGACCAATCATACTTTGTGTTACCGCCGCATCCGCTTTTACAGTGTATTCCTGTATAGGGTCGTCGTTAACAAATGCAAAGCCATCAGTTGATCCAGTATTTGGATTTGTTCCAAACGCTTGTGACGCTGCTACTGAGTTAGCGAAAGTTGGTTTTTTTGTAGTACTGTCTATGTAGAAAGCACCGTTAAATACACCAATTAATAACGCTTCAGTTGCAGTAGTATAATCGATACCACCAGCACCTGTGTCATCAGTAGTAGAGAAACTAGCATCTTGTACATAACCTTGGTCACCACTTGAATCTTGAAGTGATACTGGGTTATTTTTAAAGATACCTACGCCTGGAGCCGTCTTAATTTTGTATTTGGACTGGCCACCGATTGCGGGAGTGTTCCCCAATCTCATAGCTTGTCTCAAACCAAAACCTGTTGTTGACTCGTTTGCCATAGTCTTGTTCTCCTTAGTTTAACGTTTAATTCGATGATAGGGATTAACCCACGAAATAATATTATTTCTTTGTACCACCGAAGGTTACACGAGACTGCCTTTCAACATTGATCGGCATTCTCTTATCCTGCTCCTTCATAAGATCGTTTTCTACTGCATCGCTTCGCTCAGCATGTCTTTTAGTCATGTAAGCTTGTCTTTGCTCCGCGATCTCGATCGGTACCTTCGCAAGAAGAAGGCCGCCAACCCCAATCACTCCCTTGTATCTGCCATCTTCGATGACAGGATAATCAGATGAGTTTTCAACTTCTTCGGCACGAACTAATTCATAACCTTCTCTAATTCGAGACGTTATGTTTTTCGTATCTTGAAAGCCGACTACTTCAGCTCTGATCCATCTGTACCTGAATCCATCAGGCGCAGGGGGTGCATCTAGAGATGATGGTGGAACCCACACTTTTGGTCTTTCAGATTTTGACCGTGTTTGGTTCGCACGAGATGTTTTATCTTCTTTTTTCATATTACGCTCCTCCCGTGTTTTTTAGTTGTTTTGCGTACTCTTCGAGTGGCACACCTAATTTTTTAG